GCATAGCGGAACGAGGCAACGTTGGTGTCCGACATGAACGTGACGAACACGCTCTTGATGTAGGGCGATACGACAACGTGCCTGAAGTTCGCACCGCTGACATAGCCCTGCTGCATCACCGTATCCATGATGGTCTTGGTGAATGCCCGCTGGGTGCCGTTGGTGGGCGCGACGGTCAGACCAGTGCCCGAGCTGTATCCGCCATTCGAGCCGCCGGCGCCGCGCGAGACGTTGGTTGTGATCCACGACGACAGCGAGCCGCTTTTCCGGGTCGCGCCTGCGACCGAAGCGTTCGCCGTCACCAGCGAAAACTCCACGTCCTTGCGCAGTTCAACGCCCTTTTTCAGCTTCTGGTATTTCACCTGTTCGACGCCGCCAGCGTTGTCGGCGGCATCCTGAGTGCCAGAAATGATGCCCTCTTTCCGCATGATCTGGGTGTAGTTCCCCACGCGCACGGCGGGGGTGGTCGCTCCGAACGAATAGTCATCACCTTCCGCCTGCACGTTGTCGGCGGGGGCGGCGAGGTCGTCGGTTTCCCACTCAGGGTGGGTGCCGCTGAACGAGACTTTCTCGATCAGCGAATAGATCGGGGTGTCTTCCGGGGTGATCCGCGAGACGACATCAGACAGTTGTTCGCGGTTGCCCTTCGCAGACGTGCTGACGAAGGTGTTGGTAACGACAGCCATGGCTGTTTCCTTTCGATGAGGGGGTTAATCCCAATCGACGTTCAGGGCGTCCCTGATGGAGCCGGATCGGGAGAGTTTCCGCATCGCATCGGCATTCTTCGCTTGCTGCACAGGCTGCCCAGGCTTGCGCGGGCTTGCGGGCGGCACATTCGCCACCTTCGCCTTTGCAGTTTCCCGCGCCTTAGCGGCTTTCAGGCCTTCATTCGCCCAGTGCAGAGCCGCGAAAATGCGGTGATCTGTGACGCCCTTAAGTTCGTCAATCGAGAAGCCCACCGACTGCGCGGCTTCAACCGCTGCGGTGAAGAATTTCTGACGACCCTCTGGGTTTCTGATCACCGGGAACCGCTCGGCGAGAATTGCTTCTTCCGCCGCGCGCTTTTCACGGTCGCCTTTGGCATCCGCCGCCGCCTTGATCTCCTTCGGTTGTGAGCCGAGTTCGATCAGTTTCTGGACCTGTGCCATAGCCGCGTTGTATTGCGCATCCGCCCGCACATAGGCGTTGGGGTCGCGCAAGGCCAAGGCTTGATCCGGCTTCGGGGGGACCATGCTCGAAAGATGGTCAATGAATGCCTGCGTAATGCCTTCGATGCGTTGCAGGTCCGCGTCCATCGCCTTGCGCGTCTGCGCCAGTTCCTGCGATTTTCGCGTGTAGTCCGCCTGCCGCAAGTAGCCCTTTGTCACTTCTTCAAGCGGGGCCTGCGTCCCGTCCGGCAGGGTCACAAGGGCGGGTTGCGCCTCTGCGGTGTCCTCTGGCTCGGGTTCGGCGGGGGTCTCTATCCCTTCATCGGTCGCCTCGGGAGTCGGGGATTCCACGGTATCCTGATCTTCGTCAGGGTCGTAGTAATCCCATTCCGATGCGGTGTCGTTCTCGGGCGTGTCGGTGCCGGTCGCCTCAATGGAGGCGGTATCGTTTTCGACGGTCATTGATTGCCTCTCGGCTGGGGCCAGCGCGGCGTTATGCGGGCGCTGATTTAGGTTCGCGGGTGTTTAGGCAGTTGCCCAAGTCCGTCCTAAATTCTCTGATGACCTGCACCCGAAGCTGCCGGGTGGCGCGGTCGTGTTCTGCGGCGTAAATCAGGGCCTCAATAGCCCCTGCCTCTAATTCATCCATGACCGCAGTGAAAAGCGGGTTGGACAGGATTTGCTCTGCCAGCGAGCGGCGCTCTTGCGGGGTCAACCGACTGCCCCGCCGAATTTGACGCCAGATGCTGGCATGGCCGCGCGGATTTCAGACTCAAGCGCCATCTGCTCGCGCTTCAACTGGATTTCCGCCATCATCTGCTCGCGCTTGAGCTGGACTTCGTGCTGCATCTGCTCGCGGCGCAACTGAGCGTCAGCCTGCATCTTCATACGGTCAGACTGCATCTGCGCCTGCATTTTCTGCTGATCGGCCTGCGCTTGTGCCTGAATGCGCGCCTGGTCCGCCTTCGCTTGCGCCTCTACCTTCGCCATTTCCGGCGATGGCTGGTTTTTCTGCGCCTCGATCTTGGCCTTTACCTCTGCCGGATCAGGCTCGGTGAAATACAGGCCGGGGGTTTTCAACCCAGCAGCCTGAACGATCTGTTTCAGCATCGCGCTGACGTTTTCCGGCTTCACGAACGGGTTGTCAGCGCCGAACGCGGCAAACAGCTTCTCCTGCGTCATCATGACAAGCTGCATGATCTGCATGTCCCGCTCGCGCGTCCCGGCCCCGAGGCCAGTATTCACGCTGCAATCCATTTCCGCGTTCCACTGGCGCGGGTCAAACTGCACCCACTCCCCACGCAGGCGCACCGTGCGCGGCACGTCCTGGTGCTTGACCACCAAGCGCAGGAGGCCCCGGAAAAACACGCGCAGCCCTTCTGCCAGCGTGCGAACCATCAACTCTGTCTGCCCAACCCCCGCAGCCTCGATCATCGCCGACGCTTTGGCCGTCATGTTTTGCAGCGCGTCCGGGGCCATGCCAGATGAGGCATCGGTTACGCCTGTCCGCTCTTGCGCTTCGCGGTCCATGTATTCCAGCATGGCGAATGATTGCTGGGCGACGAATGGAACCTGATTGAAGCCAAGGGCGGTGCGAACGTCTGTCCCCTGCTTTACCCGGATCGGCAGGCCAAATTCCGGGTTGAACACCGCGTCCATGTTTTCGACCACGCCGGATTGCACGGTCGGCTGCGGGTTGTTTTGCCAGTAAAGGTTATCCAGCGTCTGCCGTAGCAGAACCGTTTCCACGCGCTGAATATCAGCCGTGTCGTCAAACAGGCTGATGCCTTCCCACTGGTGCGGCTGAGACAGAACCTTGAGGTCGCAATACTGCGGCTCATCGGCCTCCTCATCCACGAGGATGTTATTTTCGCCCAGCCCGCCAGCGAGGACCATGTGGCGCAATTCGGCGATGCCGTCGCCATCGGTATCCAGGCGAATGAACAGATCGTAGTAATCCACCAGCTCATTGGCCCGGTCGGCCTCTCGGTCACTCTCCGAGGCATCGCGGCGGATTTCCTGCTCGTCGTCCTCGTCATCCCCAATGGGCAGCGCCCAAACCGCTTCTTTATCGTGCCCCATCGCCACCAGATCAGAGCGGCGGACCTGCATTTTCTCGCCGACCAGCGGGCTATCCGAGAGGGATACCGCATCGGGGTGGATCAAAAACCGCTCACGGGGAACTGCCGAGGCGCGGACATTCCGCTCGGTGACGATGCGCTTGATCTTCACATCATGGACGGCGATTTCGCCCGCCTCTGTCTGCTCCTGCCGTTCGGTGTGCCCCAGAACCTCAACGTCCTGCGCCGATACCAGCGTGGCGAAAGCGTCTTCTGGCAGCCCGGTGTGGCTTGACACCTTGGCGGTCAGCTTTTCCTCAAACCACCAATGCAGAATGCCGTTGCGCAGCAATAGCGCGTCATGGATGGCGCTCTCAATCGCCCGGTATCCGTCGCTCTCCAGCAGGACGACGCTATTCACATAGTCCGTCGCCTGATCTGCGCCCTGCTCGTCATCCTGGCCGACCGGCTGGTATTCCACGACCTGATCATTGCCGAGGATCGTGCGGACAATAGACGGCAGGACTTTCTTGATCTGCGTGCGGACCTTGCGCGACACCATGGCCGACCGGCCTTTGTCGTGCGGCGTGTCCTTCATTACGCCTTGGTAATACTCGACCGCCCGAATGCGATCCTTGGACATAGCATCGGCGTGCGCTTCGGCCTCGCGCACCATGTCTGCAACGGCGGAAACGCTCATTAGATCACCTTCCGCCGCTCGAACTTCGGCTCTTTGGCCTGCTGCGGCAACTCATAGGCCACAGCGACGAGGCCGAATGCATCGGCCCCATGGGATGACCAGTCGTGTTCCGGCCCCAAGCCGATACCGCGATCTTCGTCGCGCCGCTCATGATACCAGCCGATAGCATCAATGCCGGGCTGGCATTTCTCATCGAACCACATCGCCGGGAACAGGCGACGCGCCGCCTCAACGCGCTTCATAGCGGCCCCTGCCCCCTGATTTGCGACGACCTGGGCCTCAAATCCAGCGGCACGCAGCGCGCTTTCGTAGCTTACGTCATGCACTCGGTCATTCGTCGCGCCGTCATGTGGAAGGACGCAAAGTGCATTCCCGTAGCCATTCTGGCGCAGCCATTCGATGTGCGTTGCAAGTGGCTGGCCCTGTGCTTCGTAGTAGTTCAGAAACCGGATTTCGCGCCCGATGTATTGGACAATCCAGATTGCCGCCGCGTCAGCCTTTGCCCCGGTTCCGCCTATATCCCAAACGGCTCGAACGGTCATCAGAGGGTCTTTCGCCACCCGCCCGATACGGCCCTCCTGCTTCGCCAGAGAAATAGCCGCAGCATAGTAGGCACCGGCGTTCACTGTCGCGTATCCACCTTCCCAGATGTGTTCATATTGCTCTGGCATCGTGCGAAGGCAGTCTTGCCGCTCGGCCTCAAGCACGCTTGGGAACCAAGGGTTATCCGACCAGTTGGCCCGCACTACTACAGAGCCTGTCGGGGCATCGCCTCGCAACATGGCATCAACCGGATCGGTCTTGCGTCGCGGGTTCCAAGAAAAGTGCATTTCAGACTTCATCCCGAAACGCGGGCTTTCCCATCGGATCGTCGGGCGCAGAAGCTGCATGGACAGCGCCGACAGGCTTTGAGCTTCCTCGACCCAAGCGCGGTGAAAACCTTCCAGAGACTTGATGCTGTCTGCCGTGTGGTCCTGCATACCCTGAAAGATGATCAGCCCATCTCCAGGCGTCTTGATCACCTCGTTGAACACCTTGAAGCCGTCACGCTCACCCAAGCCGTATTCCGCCAGCTTTGCCTCGATCAGAGACTTCGCCGAATGCTTGAGGGACTTCTGGACCTCACGAATGCAGACGAGGCGCATTCCCTCTTGGGCCTCGCCGGGGAAACGCAGTGCATCCTCGACCTCTAGACCCGCGAAGAACTGCGACTTGCCGCTGCCGCGCCCGCCGTGGGCGCCCTTGTATCGCGCCGGTTCAAGCAGAGGCTCGAAGACCTCGGCTGTATCAATCGCCAGAGTTGGTACGGACAATGCGCCGCTCGATCCGCAGGATATGCTCGCCGTTGGGGCCGGAGCCTTCGACAACGCTCTTTTCCTTCCACCCGGCCTGCGTCTTCATCCAGAAGATCATCGCCGCCGTATCGCCGCCCTTGGCCTTGTTGAACAGCGCGCCGCCGATGGTGGCGTTGGCCTTTGCCAGCGACAGGTCCAGTTCGTCGCGGTAGTGCAGGCGCAATGTCTTTGCGTCGATCCCGATTACGCGGGCGATGGTCTCCTGCGTGGTGCCTATCGTGGCGTGTAGCTGAACTAGCTGTCGCTGTGCCTCGCTAGGCTCATGCGGCTTGCGTGACATTGAAGGCCCTCCGCACGGCATACCCGCGCAGGAGGGACGCAGCGGTGTAGATTGCGGTGATACCCCAAGCGTGGGGGGCGGTGACGGCATAGCCGAACAAGGGCAGAACGGTGAACGTCAGCGCCAGAGAGACGGCGAAACCCACCGCCGTGCTAACGATGGTTTCCAGCGCGCTCAGGCTGCGGCGCTGCATCGCTCTGCCTCAAGTTCCGCGAAGGTGCGACCGTCGCATTCAAGCGTGGCTTGCTGGCCGGTGAAGTCTTGCCACCGTTTAACAGCGACATCGACATAGGCCGGGTTCAGCTCGATGGCGTAAACGTGCCGCCCCGTCATTTCTCCCGCGATGATCGTGGTGCCGCTACCGCTGAACGGCTCATAAACCGCTTGGCCGGGGCTGCTATTGTTCTCGATGGGACGCTTCATGCACTCGACGGGCTTTTGCGTGCCATGCCCCACGCCTTTGTCGTCGCGGGCGGGTATGTTCCAGACTGTGCTCTGGCTGCGCCCACCACCATAATGTCCCTTCTTGCCGTCCTTGACTACATACCAAGCAGGCTCGTGCTGCCAATGGTAATCGCCGCGACCGAGCGTGAAACGGTCTTTCGCCCAAATGATCATGGAGCGATGCTTGAAGCCGCAAGCCTCAAGACTGTCGAGAACCTCGCGGGTAAAGAGGCTTGCGTGCCAGACATACGCCACGTCGCCAGGAAACAATGCCCAAGCCTCGCGCCAGTCGGCTTTGTCGTCGTTCAGCACCTTTCCCATCTTCTGAGTATTCTTGTTGACGCCTGCCTTTGCGCGCCAGCTTGGATCATACTCCACCCCATAAGGAGGGTCCGTCACCATCAAGTGCGGCTTCACATCGCCCAGCAGCTTGCCGACCACGTCCGCGCTGGTGCTGTCCCCGCAGATGATCCGATGCTTGCATACAATACGCATGCGCTTCATGCCGCGCGCCCCCTCTCCGCGATGGCGTTGAACGTCTCGCCGCTGGACTCCAGGACAACATCGTCGCCAGTAAAGTTCTGGAACCGCCGCACAGCAACGTCGCAGTATTTCGGGTCCAGTTCCGAGCCAAAGCAGCGAACGCCAGTTTTCTCTGCTGCGATGATCTGCGTCCCCGATCCACAGAACGGCTCGTAAGCGATATCGCCAGCCTTGGCATATGCAGAGAAAACTTCCTCAACGAGCGCGACGGGAAAGACAGCCGGATGTGCGCCGCCGTCCACCTTTCCCTTGTGCCGCATGACGCGCAGAACGCTGTCGGGGATCCGATGCGTGCCTGAAGTCCTGCCTGCGCCAGTCTTTTCCTTCACCACTCCGTCCTTGCCGCGCAGACCGCCGCCACCAATCTTCTGACCGCCGTGCTTGCTCTCGACCGTCTTGTTCGGCTTCCGCGATTCACGGTTGAAATGAAAGATGAACTCATGCGACGGCGCCAGCCGCCCGCTCCAGTCGCCGGGCAGGCCGGGCCCCTGGTCCCAGACATACCAGCCGAACCGGCGCCAGCCTGCTTCGCGCATCCAGTCCATCCATGTGGACCAGTATGGCATCCACTCTCCGTCTCGATGAACAATGCCTAGGTTAACCAGAACCTGCGCGCCCGGCTTCGTCGGCAGCGCCGAGAACACGCCGAACATCAGCGCGTCCCAATTCCCGACCCTCTCCTTCGCCACACCATAGTCGCGCTGTTGCGCATAAGGTGGGGACGTGAACACAAGATCGGCTGTCTGGCCATCCATCAGCGCATCAATGCTGGTGACGCTCGTGCTGTCCCCGCACACCAGCCTGTGGCGGCTGCGAAGTTTAAGCCTTGCCACAGGGACAGCCCTCGTCCTTGAACGGCATGCCCTCCGCGTAGCTGAAATGCTTGCGGCATTCCGCGCATTCGAAATACGCACCCAACAGCCACACGTCACCCTCGACTGTCACCGGCTTCGCGGGCGCTTCCGGCACATCGTCCGGGTCCGTCAAGCCTTCGGTCGCTTCCTCCAAGAGCCCGGAAATCTCGCCAATCTCGAAGCCAGTGAGCGCGAGGTCGAAGCCATCCGCCTGCAAGTCCTGCAACTCGATCTTGAGCAGGTCGTTGTCCCAGCCCGCATCCAGCGCCAGCCGGTTATCCGCGATAATATACGCCCGCTTCTGCGCTTCCGTCAGGTGGCTGGCCTCGATGACCGGCAGCGTGGCAAGCCCCAGCTTTTGCGCAGCCAAGACGCGCCCGTGGCCTGCGATGATACCGCTTTGTCCATCCACGATGATCGGGTTGAGAAAGCCAAACTCGCGAATGCTTGCCGCGATCTTGTCAACCTGTTGCGCGCTGTGCGTCCGGCTATTGCGCGCATACGGCACCAGGTCGGCAACGCTTGCTCTTTTATAGGCGGGAAATTCCGCATTGAGGTCGGCCATATCGTCACCATTGCTTGGAATGAGAAACCCGCCGCGGCGCGAACCGGCCGGACTCGTCCCTGCCGATAGGGGCCGTTGTTTCGGCGTCCTCATGCGTCGATCAGAGAGACGGCATAGCCCTCGGCTACACCAATGGCGGTTGGCACTCCGCCGGGGCAATACACCGAGACGGCTGCGGCGGCTGCGGTCCCTGCCTGACGCGCATAGACGGCGGTTGCACAGTTGACCACGGCGACATCACCCCTGTTCGCAGTCAGGCCGGTTGATGCAGCGGTGCCCGATGTGGTTACGACTGCTGTGCGGCCTCGGTCGCCGTCCAGAATGCCGGGCATCACGGGCGGGCCGAATGTGACGAATGCTGTGGCCATGCGCGGCCTCCGATGATGTGGTAAAACGGAAAAGCGCCGCAGATTGCTCTGGGCGCTTTACCTTCCGATGATGCCCACCCTATACGTTATTGGCGTTCTGTCAACAGCTTGAGCGCAGCGACTGCGGAAACACCATGTCTGGTTGGCTGACCATCCCATAGCCGCCCTTCTCC